TTCGGACGTTCTGCCCGGGGTCTACCTATCAGTTGTTTTCTTCCTTATCTGGATGACTCTTCAGCCGGGTTGGTAAATACATTATCAGAAGTAAATTGGCTCAGCATGCTGGGTGGAGGAGTTGGAATTGGAATTGGAATTCGTGCATCAGATGACAAGAGCGTTGGGGTTATGCCTCATCTTAGAACTTATGATGCTTCAAGTCTTGCTTACCGACAGGGTAGGACTCGTCGTGGTAGTTATGCTGCATACCTTGATATTAGCCACCCTGATATTCTCTTATTTTTAGAGATGAGAAAACCAACTGGTGATCCCAATATGAGGACCCAGAACTTACATCATGGTATTAATATCACCGATGAGTTTATGCAGTTAGTCGAACGTAGTATGATCGATAAAGATGCAGATGATTCCTGGAACCTGGTCGACCCACATAGCGGTGAAGTAAGAGAAGTAGTATCTGCTCGTGAACTTTGGCAACGTGTTCTAGATATGCGTATGCAGACTGGTGAACCTTATCTGCACTTCATCGATACAAGTAATAAACACATGCCAGAGTTTCAAAAGAAACTTGGTTTAAAGATTCGTCAATCTAATCTGTGTTCAGAAATTATTCTACCTACAGATAAGGAGAGAACAGCGGTATGTTGTTTATCGTCTTTGAACTTGGAGTACTATGATGAGTGGAAAAATGATACTGTATTTCTTCGTGATGTTGCAGAAATGCTTGATAATGTACTTCAGTATTTTATTGATAATGCTCCTACCACCGTTGAGCGTGCAAGGTTCTCTGCCATACGTGAGCGCTCTATTGGTATCGGTGCTCTGGGCTTTCATGCTTATCTCCAACAATGCGGAATCCCTTTTGAATCACCTATGGCCGTCGGAAGAAATAGACAGATTTTCAAACACATCAGGGAGCAACTAGATGAAGCTAATCAACAGCTTGGAAGACTTCGCGGAGAAGCACTTGATGCAGTGGGGAGTGGGCAGCGCTTTAGCCACCTTATGGCTATTGCTCCTAATGCTTCTAGTTCAATTATCATGGGTAATACTTCTCCTAGTATCGAGCCATACCGTGCTAATGCCTATCGCCAAGACACTCTATCGGGGTCTCATCTAACAAAGAATAAATGGTTAAATAGAGTTATTGAGAAGCATCTTTCAAGTGATGGTGATACAGTATCGCAGAATGAATATAATGATATCTGGTCTTCTATTATTGCAAACGATGGTTCGGTACAGCACCTTACTTGGATGGACGATTGGACTAAAGACGTATTTAAGACCTCAATGGAAATTGACCAACGTTGGTTAGTACAGCATGCCGCTGATCGTCAAGAGTTTATTGATCAGGCTCAATCACTTAATTTATTCTTTAGACCAGATGTTAATATTAAGTATTTACATGCAGTGCACTTCTTAGCATGGAAGTCTGGTCTCAAGACCTTATACTATTGCCGCAGTGAGAAGATTGGTAAAGCGGATAAAGTATCTAAACGAATTGAGAGAGAAGTAATCAAGGAGTTAGATATGAAAGCAATAATAGAAGGAGACGTATGCCTGGCATGCGAAGGATAAAAAATGACAAAAAAACTAGCAAGTAAATTAACAGACGAGAGAAACTCTTTTAAGCCATTTAATTATCCATGGGCGTATGATGCATGGTTAAAGCATGAACAGAGTCATTGGCTTCATACTGAGGTACCAATGGTAGAAGACGTTAAGGATTGGAAGAGTAAGTTATCTAAAGAAGAAAAGATGTTTCTTACCCACATTTTTAGATTCTTTACGCAAGGAGATATTGATGTTGCTGGTGGCTATGTTAATAACTACCTTCCATACTTCCCGCAACCTGAAGTTAGGATGATGTTGCTTGGCTTTGCTGCTCGCGAAGCTCTTCATATTGCAGCTTACTCACACTTGATTGAAACCTTGGGGTTACCGGAAACAATGTATAATCAGTTTCTTGAGTACGAAGAGATGAAAGAGAAGCACGATTATGTACTGGGCATCTCTCAGCAAAACTCTACAAAGGAGAATACAGCTAAGCATATTGCTGTGTTTTCTGCCTTTACAGAAGGCATGCAATTGTTCAGTTCTTTTATTATGTTATTGAATTTCCCTCGTCATGGAAAGATGAAGGGGATGGGTCAGATTGTTACCTGGTCAATCGTTGATGAAACTCAACATTGTGAAGGAATGATCAAACTATTCAGAACGTACATTCAAGAGAATCCGGAGATTTGGAATGATGAGCTCAAAGGACAATTGTATACAATTGCTGAAAAGATGGTTTTACTCGAAGACAGGTTCATTGATTTGGCATTCAGCATGGGCGGTATGGATGGTTTGGACGCTGATGACGTTAAACGTTACATCCGCTATATTACTGATCGTCGCCTTATTAGCCTTGGTCTTAAGGGTATTATGAAAGTTAAGAGAAACCCTTTACCTTGGGTAGAAGAGATGATTAATGCACCTACGCATACTAACTTTTTTGAAAATCGAGCAACTGATTATGCTAAAGCCGCCCACACTGGCTCATGGGATGATGTTTGGGGTAGGGCTGCTTGAAAGAAAAATATATTACAGCACACATGAAGGCAGCTCAGGTTTATGCTGAGCTCTCTACCGCTGTGCGACTTCAAGTTGGTTGTGTCATTGTAAAAGATAATACTATTATTGGTATTGGTTACAATGGCATGCCCTCGGGGTGGGATAATGTATGTGAGACGGTTGGTCATAGAGACTTTACAGGTACGGTACTTATGAAGTCTAAGCCCGAAGTACTTCATGCGGAAACAAATGCGATTGCAAAAGTTTCTCGTTCATCTAATTCAACAGACAACGCTGATTTATTTGTAACACATGCACCGTGTCTGGAGTGTGCAAAGTTAATATATCAATCAGGAATTAAATCAGTATTTTATCGGGATACATATCGTAGTGAAGATGGAATTCAATTCTTACAAAAATGTAACGTAGAGGTAAAACAAATTGGCAAATAACCATTATAACTGCACCAGTTGTGAAGCAGATTTTAAATTAAAACATTCTCTTGATGAGTCTTATTTTGAAGTAAATTTTTGCCCGTTCTGTGGTGGAGAAATTGATAATGAAGAGGAAGAAGAATCGGACGATTACGAATGACCGATTGGCTATACAATGGTGAACCTTATTATGAACCTGGAGAATATTATGGATTTGTCTACATTATCGAAAACTTGTTATCTGGTAGGAAGTACATTGGGAAAAAGTTTTTCTGGTCTATCAAACGAAAGCAAGTTAATAAGAAACGTAAATCATACAAAGTCGAATCAGACTGGAAGACGTATTGGTCGTCTTCTGATGAGCTCAAAACAGATATCGCAAACATCGGTGAGCACAATTTTAAACGCACAATAATTCATTTGTGCCCATCTAAAGGCGTAACTAACTACTTGGAAGCCAAGGAGCAAATGTTACATGCTGTCCTTGAAGACAGTAACGCCTGGTATAATTCCTGGATTCAATGTAAAGTAAATAAATCACATCTTAGACCGTTACGTAACGCTTGACCGTAACTTGGATTTAGCATATAATAACGTATGTTAAGGAGATTATATGACTGATGATTTTGATGTTAAGTTTAGTTACTTTGATAAGATTAAAGACGATGCAAGCTTTAGGTCTATTTGGTCTATCTATGAAGTAAATAATATTTACGATCCTTCTGGCTTTAATGCTGATACTCTTGTTTATAAAGATCATTGGGGTCATGAGCGAGTAGTATCTATTCCTCTATCCGGTGGTAACCTTAAGTGGTGGGACTTGTGGTATGCGGCAGATAAAGCTATAATTGAATCTGATGATAAACATCATGTCTTTATCGAAGACTTTCAAAAGTCTCCTGATGGTAAGACGTTATTTTTGAGAACTGGAAGTTAATTATGAGTCAAGTTGAAACCCGTGCATACGAATCTACCTATTACTCTAAAGCAAACGAAGACGAGCGAAAAGTATTTCGTGAATGGTTAGGGGGAGTGTTGCGTATGCATTATGTTAATATTCATTTTCGTAAGAAAGATGGTTCTATACGTATTATGAATTGTACCTTGCAAGAAGGTAAGACGTTAGATTACGAAAAGAAAACTGATAGAGTTAAAACTGTGAGTGAAGATACCTGCCCGGTTTATGATATCGATAAGAAGGAATGGCGATCGTTCCGTTATGATGCTGTTACTGAGATTAGATTTAACCTAGGGGAAGGTCTATGAGTAGGGTTATTGTAACTGAACCTCATGGTATTACTCCGGAACTAACTAATTATAAGTCTGCCCTATCTCGGGCCTTTAATTTTTATAATCAAGATAAAGACAAGAAAGATGCTCGGTTATATTTAAAGACTTATATTAAGCATAAAGGTATGGCTGTCGATATTGATAGTGTATCTGATAGTAATATTATTCTTACGTATGGCTGGTTATCACGTATGGTGTTAAACGGTAATACGCTACAGGAACGTCATAATGAAGACCTAGATAGTTATATTACTAATCTTAGTACTACTATGCAAGTTATTAAAGTTGTAGTAGATAAAACGCCTCGTCCCTCGGTGCGTGATTATATGCAAGATAAAATTGCAGAGGTAATCGGAGAACTAGAAGGTCATGTAGATGCCTTTTTGAAAGAAGATAAAGAGTTTGATCTCTATAATTATCTCCAGGCTAACTCTATTCCTAAGCCTTACTGTAAAGATATCGATGAGTGGGCTCGTAAACGCGGTATTGAGTTTACCGAGGTTTATAA